TTGCGCCGAAATAATTGATAATGGTATTGATGCCTATGCTAGAAATATTACGTGTTTTATAAATAATGAAACGCGTACTCTGGCATTCTATGACGACGGCGAAGGCATTACTCAATTAGAAAACGTCTTAGGAATGGGAAGCGACCTGAAAATTAAATCTAGTGATAAAATCGGACATTTTATGACTGGCTTACTAAGTGCGATTAGTTGCCTACAACCAGACACAGTTCGCTGGTTAACTCGCCAGAATAATTCGCCAAAAGACATGACAATGTATTTCGGCGAAATCTGCGCCTTATTAGCAGAAATGACGTCTGTAGGTACAACAAATGAAGCCGTCGTCACCCATATTGTAAAAAACGACGATAAACATGTCAAAAAATTCAATTCGGATACTATTGAAGCAGTTATGACCCTGTTAATGGGGGAGCCAACGACCCAAACCCAGCATCCCCACCCTATCCTACAAGAGTTTTTGAGTTCGTCATCTACACAATCCGGCACGTTAATCGTGCTAAATTTCGCGGAACATAGCAAGGAATTTATTAATAATATTGCTACAAATATTCGCACTTTCATGGACATTTGGGCAATTAAGGATTATAATAAATTTATTCGTGAAAACAACCTATTTATCCAACTGATTGATTTGAATCATGGCGATAATTATAGATGTGATCCACATGGCTGGAGCGTACTAGGACGACATATGTTCTTAACGAATGAAGACGTGAGAGCATACGAGGAAGAAGGTAAGGAATATATAAGCATTGGATATGGAGCAGTCAACCCCAAAAAGGTGCTAGTTATTAAAAGTGAAATTACTAAAGAGGGCATTTCATCAAAAATACTTAATTCCTTTAAAATTAAAAAAGAGTATCTAATTCCTCATCAAACTAATATATATGGCGATGCTCCAAATGCAACGTTTAATGTATATTTCAGTTGTATCAGCGAAGCCGATGCCGAGGCGCAAAGAGAAGCATTACATGAACATAGCAAGGAGGACATGAAATATATTCACGTAGAATTTAATGGCAAAGTACTAAAAGTTACTGGATTTCCGCAATATTTCAAGGGTCTTGCTGGGCGTAATCTTATGAGTGTTCGTTGCATCATTAGCACAAATTCTAGCAGCATGTATTTATTTGGTGTTCAAAGTAATAAAAACCAAATAGATTTGAATAGTTGTCATCCCGGAATTCAAGAATGGTTAAAGAAAATCGTTAAATCTATCTACGATGTGTTGCCTAGACAAAGTCAAGTTAAGGACCCAAGATGGCGAATTTCTAATAACAATACGGTAAATAGTGATATATTAGGCGTTAATGACTGGTCTTATATGTTACCTCTTATTGACGCCAAAATCACCGGTAACCCTCCACCTCCTGTTCCTGTTCCTGTTCCTGTTCCTGTTCCTGTTCCTGTTCCTGTTCCTGTTCCTTACCGCGGTCCAGTAGTGGCAACAATGCTTCATCCTAGTTCTTATCCAGAGGAGATTAAACCTGCTCCTACTCCTACTCCTACTCCTCCTACTCTTCCTGCTCCTACTCCTCCTACTCCTCCTATCGTAGATTATCATGAACGCACCACAGCGTTTACCGGAAATGAAACAATAAAACATCTTAAAACCATTGTTTCAAGATATGATGATTATACTATACACCAACACAAATCCATTATAGATGTTGCTAATACTATTGTAAGAAATCATTTAACTACTGACGGCACGTTTATGACACAATTGTCAGAATTGATATTTAAATCATCATTTGTGTCAAGTATACAATCTGCTCACTCAGACGATGAAGATGTTGGTAAAAAATTATTTAATGCGATTACAGTATTTATTGAATTAGACCCTACAGCAATTAATTTCAAGCTTTATTTGAATTTAATACAAGAGTCTATTAAACGCACTTGTTCATTGGTACTTAATAAAAAATTATCAAAAACTGCGGAGTTAGATAGATATATTAGGTAAGAATGTTTATATACAATAAATTACATAGTAGCATCTGCCGCGTTTAGCGCGACCCAGTCATCATCCTCATTATTTTCTTCTACATCGTTATTTTCTTCTTCTACGTCACTAGTTGTTGTAACAACCACTTTACTATTAAACAATTTATTCATATTAATAATTTCAGGTTTATCATGCTCACGCACAAACAATTTTTTAATCTGTGAGTCATCCCTAAGTCTCGCAGTATAATCTTGCTGTACATTATTTCTGCCAATACGCCCCAAGGCTTGAATAATTTTTTCTTGAGTCAAATTCATATCTTTGCTCAAGTATCCATGACAGAAGTTATAATTCGTTCCATAAATATAATCGCTGGTGGCAATAATTATATATAGCTTTTGTTCATCTGCTAGTTTTTTCATAATCTCAGTATAAGTAATGCTTTTATGATTTGTAAATACACCAATGCCCATCAATAACAATATCTTCCAAAAATCATCTACATCTTGTAAGCTCATAATTTGAACAATAGTATCCTCATTAATATCACTGGTGAACGCAGCGTAATGTTTGCGGTCAGTAGGAGCCCATTGTTCTAAATGTAATATAGAATTCGGAACAAATATGTCATTTAATGAAGTAGTTTTAATCATAGACCTAAATACTTCTAATTCTTGTTTGATTTTACCAGTGCCTTCACTGCCGCCACCTTTACCGCCTCCACCAGATGACCCGCTACTATCCTTATTTCCAGATTCTTGTTTTACTTTACGTTCCCTCACGCCTTTACATGTGACTCCATCATGGCTACCACCACCCGCGTTAGCATCTGATTTGGTAGCATTTCGTTCCATAATAGCTTCCAAGTCTCGTTCTAAGGTGTCAATCTTATTATTTAAGGTATTGTTAAACGCAATAGTTTCTAATAAATCCTTTAGAACTATAGGCGGAATGTTCGCCTGCTGAATACAGAACGTCGCAATTTTTTCAATGTCTTCAGTTATATAAATAGTAGGACCGTCTGTAAGTGTATAAGCATCCTTAGTAGTAATAAAGGTGGCACAATTAGTTTTAATTATGCTACCACTAACATCCGTTCTAGTATTTGCCTCTATTCTTTGACGTCGTGACGTTTTAAAATACATACATACCGCTCCCCAACTACCCTCATTAATGCTCTTTAACACGTGTAAATAGTATTGTTTGATGTTCTTCATGTCAATATCATCAATAGACGCAAAGAACCGCTCAATTCGCACTCTATGAGGAATATAGTTATTCTCGTAAACATACATGATAAACCGTACTACTTCGGTTAAATCAAAATACCGTAACAGGGTAGAATAGTTTTCGCAATGCTCCACCATTTCTAATATTTCAGTATAATTCTCTGTTAAATAATGCGGTAATACTACATACCCATCTTTATTAATAATAGGAATCGTCTTACGACAATCATTGCTTACAATATTATAAATGGACGCATCTGCAAATCGTTCCTTGAAATCCGCAATAGTATCAAGCAATTCATGCTCTTTAGGCAAGGTTGCCGAAGATAGCACCATATTAGGAATAACATTCTCACTCCAATTTTTCTTAATTGTCGCATGAAATTCATGGTCAGCATAGTCCATCGTAATAGTCGGTTCATCCCAGTAAGTAATGATGTTCTCCCTAGGATTAAAAGCCAACATATAATACATTGCCGGTAAGTAAGATTTAATATCGCAAATAATCATCTCCACTTTATCGCCGACACTATTATCTACTTTACGAATGCCTCCAGACTTCCAGTCACGCGTATAATCCTTCGCTGCGAAATAATGAAGACGAATGTCATTTGCGCTTCCGCACCCAAACGCAAATGCTATCCTTTTTTTCACTGAAATAGCGGACCTTGCTAATGCTACGCCGACATGTCTCGCCGCGCAAACAAAGATTACCTTATGACTGTTAAGGAGCCCAATAGGTGTCAACGTTTTGCCTGTGCCAGTTGGCGCAATATATAAACACAATTTGGGCCCTTCGGTTTTACACTGAGTAAATATAGTCTTTTGGTGGTCGTATAACTTCATGTCTTCGTATTTCAACAGGTTTTTATTTTTCTCTATACAATCTTGAGCATTTCTTATAATATGTTCTAATGAGACATCTGACTCAAAATGGTCTAACACTGTTTTAACAATAGATACAATATGTTTATTTATATTAGATACACTATTTTTTGACAATTTATAAAGAGTGTAATAACTAATTTCCCAACTAGTAGCTACAGTAACTACAGTTGCTACTACTGATTTAGCCGTAGCCTTAGATTTTTTTGTGGTTGGTGGGGGAGGCAATGACGAGGCAACCGCTGGGTTATTTTTAAACAACTCATCTAGTAAATTCAGTAACACATACTCAAATATACCTTCAGCTTCCAACGATTCTGTCGTATTTTTTTGGATACGAATAAGGTCCGCTTTTTTCACCTTTGGACTACTTCCTGACGTAATATTTAAAAAGGTAATTCCATATTTTTTAATCATGGCATTAACCTTCTCTGCCAAATATTTATTATATAAATGGTCGGTCATCGCGTCATTAATCTCTATTTTTAAAAACGAAAATAGAGATTTTGCTTTGTTATATTTTGTATTAACATCGCTATATCCATTCACTATAAGATTTAATACCTCTATCTCCTGGGGAGACACAGGCGATTCAACACTTTCCCACTCCGACTTGCTTAGTTTACGTTGACTGAAATCCATTCTTATTATAGTTACTTTTATTTTTTAACGAATTTTGATTTCAATTTTACGGGGGTGCCTCCCTTGGCTGCGCCAACCCCAACTTCGTTTATATCCCTCATAACAAATTACGCATATCACTTGTGCTAACAGTGTTATACCTTGTGCCCTAACGAAGTTGGGGTTGGCGCAGCCAAGGGGGGCACCCCCGTAAAATTGAAAACAATTTGTTCAATACACTTAAAAATATTCAAATTACTATATATAAGAATGTCCGGTCATAAGATTGTTTCTATTGAGGGAAATATTGGCTCTGGTAAGTCCACGTTATTAGCTAGTCTACAGCAACATTTCGTTAACAATAAACAGGTGGTGTTTCTCAAAGAACCGGTGGACGAATGGGAGAATATTAAGGATGAAGAAGGGCTCAATATGATAGAAAAATTTTACGCTGACCAGAAGAAGTGGTCCTTTTCATTTCAGATGATGGCGTATATTTCCAGACTAGCGCTATTAAAACAGGCAATTAAGGAAAATCCGCCTAATACAATTATTATTACTGAACGCAGTATTTATACTGACAAGTTCGTCTTTGCTAAAATGTTGTTTGATTCTGGAAAGATTGACAGCGTAAATTATCAAATCTATTTGCGATGGTTTGATACTTTTATTGACGAGTGCGAAATAAATCAAGTTATTTATGTGAAAACAGACCCACAAATATGCCATAATCGGATTTCTAAACGGTCTAGAACAGGTGAAGATAACATTCCATTGTCTTATTTAGACCAATGTCACTTATATCACGATGACATGATTGATGATAACATGTCTATTAGTAAACTCATATTAGATGGAAATATAGATATATTTGAGGATAAAATAGAATTGTTAAAATGTATTAAGATGATTGATAGCATACAATCACCCCGTTTTATACAAACGGTTCCTATCTCCTTTTAGAATATTTCCGGTTCCTTTTACTTCGTTTGCGTCGTTTACGACTAATAATACGATGCGGTCGCCGTCGTCTTGTTTTTTTGCCTCCTCCTCCTCCTAATTCATCAGCTGCTGCTTTTGCTCCACTGCTACCAATCGGTGTAATTAATCTACGTAATTTTTCCTCTACGCTTAACAATGTTGATAATTCGGCATCTTCTTCTACTGTGCGTTCAGATAACATTTTCAATTCTTCTATACGAGCAAGCGAATTCATTGCCAATTCAATCATATGAGATTGTAATGTTTCAGCATACCCTTCCGCTTCTTGAGATGGCTCCTCTTCAAGCCCTTCTTTTATATTCCGTATATGTCGTCCATAAGCGAGTAAAAACTCGTCCGCACTAAAATCAGCATTTAATAATAATCGCGCAATTTCTTCATAATCGCGGTCTAAGATTAATTCTCTAATTTTGGTACCACTTATATTATCGCGACCTTTTCTAGAAGTAATAATAAATTTAACATGGACCACTTTTCTAGCAGTAATTAAACTTTCAAATATTTTTGCATATTTATTATATTCTTCATTAGTAGATTTTTTTGTCTCTAGTCCTGTTACCATAACTAAGTTATCTATATGAGGTGGGACAAATAGAGAATCTATTAAATCTGTAACATTTTTGATTGGATTTGATAAAGGCACCGTATGTATTTGTAATTCGCTTAGTTTTCTTTGTAAAAAAGGCATAAAGTCTGAATCTGTATCTATTCCAGATGCGCGTGCATTTTGTAATAATATATCAGGAAGTTGTGATTTTATGTGGCCTATAATTATACTAATTAAACGTTCTTTTTGGTCAAATGGCAATGGATTCGTTGTAGTATCTACTTTTATAGAAATGCTTATCCCTATGTGAGTTATACCTAGCATAAGCGCAAAAACAATTAATTTAAATATAAGCCCTGGGTGTCCACCATAACCTTCTAAATCGGATAATCCTGGCACTAATCCTTGAAAACGACCATTTGCGTATAACAATGAATTTTCTAATGGATACCGTTCGCTCATTAACCAGGCATTTTGTGATATAAACTCTGGAAAAGAGCGTTCTATTATTATTTTTAACGTCTCTTCAAGAGGAAGAGTATGTCGTGAAGATTTAGGACTATGTTCGTCGTCATTTACTGGTCTTTCACTCATATAATATAAAAATAATATAAAAATATGTTTACATATTTATATTATGTCAACAGAATTTGCTATAGAGTGTCCTCATTGTAATTTAATGATTCTAATAGAAAAATTAAATTGCGGTATTTTTAGACATGGCGTTATAATTAGTACTGGTCAACAAATGCCTCCTCATGCACCAAAAGAGGAATGTGACCATTTTGTCAACAATGGACTAATACATGGTTGTGGGAAACCATTTCAGATTTTATTAATAGATAATAAAGCGGTTATACAAATATGTGATTACATATAATTTGTAATTTAGAATTGTACTGATATTAGGTGT